CCTCTTAGGACTATGGGTTTGTTTGAGGCATGATAATCGAAATCGTCTGTGCTGGTGATTTTAGATCTACAACCTTGAGCAAAAACATTTATGTAAGGATCTTTGCCGCCCTTGCTTAAGAATAACCAATCGTTCATTTCAACATTTCTTTGAGATATTTTTTCCAGACTTTATGATATTGGCATCTACGATATTCCTCGAACCAAGGACCGCCTTCTGTATAATGGAGAGCTTTAGGCGAACCGTCTCGGGGTTCTTCGTACCATCCCACTAACCAATTCCATTCCGGCTTTAGATCTCCGATTTCTTCATCTTGAAGCCATTGGAATCTATGGACAAATTGTCCGGTCTGTGTGTTTACCATTTCTAAATCAACTCGACGATTAGATGGATGTCCGCAGTTCCATAATATGGTCGAACTCCAATTTTTTCTAGGGTAAGGTAATTGTTTACAACCGTCCATCTTTATGCCTTCTTTGGGAGTATAATCGTGCTTAACTACCATCGCTGCATATCGATCGTCTGCTTGATCAAACAGTTTTTTAACATCGTCGATAAACACAAAATCGCAATCTACAAATACAGCCCAACCTTTGTAATCACTTAGATAGGGAACCAAAAATCTTGTAAATGTAAATTCAGTCGAGCTAAGTGGATCTATTGCTCTTGTATATAATCCTGCCTCTCTTAATTCTCTTTGTTTTAGTGGTATGACTTCGGCCTCTGGTTGATGTTTTTTAATGCTATATTCGCATACCTGATATGCAATATCTTCTCTTATATCGTACCCTACAAAAACTTTCATCGTCTTTCTATATCCTCTTCGATACAGTTCTCGCCGTATTGTATCTCTATAATTTTTAATGGTTCTTTAGTTTCGTTTCTTAATTGGTGCCATTGCCTATTGTCGATCCAGATGTGTTGATATTTTTTATACTCGCCTAATAGTTCTAAATCCGTAGAAACATCGAGAGTGTAGACTGTAGCCAGACCTTGAGATACGAACCAGAATTCGCTGCGTTTATCATGTCTCTGCATGCTAAGAGCTTTACCTGGATCTACGGTTAATTCTTTTAGTTTAACGCCGGGTCCATTTTCGTGCAAAACTCTGTAGTATCCCCAATCTCGTTTGGTCTTAGGTGCTTTCCATTCTTCTAGGATCCAAGAACTCGAGTTGGCTTTATTCGCACCGCCCACGGAGAATTTAAATTCGAGGTTATCGTCCCCAAAATCCATTTCCGGTATGTTAGCGGAGACTCTATCTCCGCCATTGGCGAAAATTATTTTATCCTGCGGATAACTCTGTCGGACCATTTTGATAGCTTGCTTGGCACTATTATCACTGTCGTCAAAACCTATAACGAAATCAACTCCGACTATATTACGGATAATTTCCGTTCTTTCGCTTAACGGCATGAATGCTCTACCCTTTTTCCGCTCTAACCAGGAGTCGCTATTAACACCAACAACAAGAATATCACCTAATGCTTTTGCGGCCTTGATATATGCTATATGGCCTGAATGTAGAGGATCAAAACCTCCGGTAATAAGGACTATAGTTTTCATGCAGATATTTATCTGCTACTATTTTGAGAATATTTTAAACAGAAGCATCTTCCATGCCCGCTACACGCAGTTTGATGATGTTGCTGAGATGCCATTGCTTTTGATCTAAAGCCTTGATGATGCCTAGCCATTTGTTTCTAAGCAAGGCGAAATCGTTGATAATCTTTTCGAAGTCTACGACATCCGCTTCGCCATCGACAAACTTTTCACAATCTCTAGAACTCAATGCACGTTGATAGTTTTCGAGATATTTACGGAAATGTTGGCTACGAAGTCGACGTAGTTCGATGTTGAGATATTCTAATATCGCTTCGATTTCTTGAAGTTGGTTAAATCGAGTTTCTACAATACCAGGCATCGATGCACTGGCTTTTTCGATATTTCCCGCTATGCGAGCATCCTTCTTGGCTTCTAAGAGTTCTGATTCATAGAATGCCACGGCATCTGGAATGTTACTGATATCCTTAGAAACTCGATCGTACCAATTCATTTAGTCCTCATCATAGTCTTCGTAGTCTTCTTCGATTTCTTCCCCGTCTATGGCGTATTCTATGGCTTCGTCGAGATAGGGGTCGATACCTTGTAATCCTTCGATGGTAGATTCCTTGACACCATAATCGATAAGAGTGTTCACGAAATCTGCTGCTACGTCCTTCTTTGCTTTTTCTGGAATGTGTTCAGAAACTACATTCCAAATGTCTGCAATCAAATCTTCTTTCATTGTTCGCTCTCCATGACTGAATCAACATTATTAGTTATCTCAGTTACGGAGTTTTGTATCTGCTTAGAAAACTCGGACATCAAGGTATCTAAGCAACCGTTTTCATTTCTTTCCCACTCTTTGCGATAGAACTTTAGGATTTCACCGTCTGTGGTAGTATAAGCCAATCTGTTACCTTCTTTGACCAGCATACCTTTGCCTTCTGCGAGGTCGACAAGACCACTATAAGGATTCATACCTGTCTCATAGGGGATTTTGACCTGCACTGATTCAAAAGGTTTAGAATAGCGAGTCTTCATGATCTTACAGGCAGCACGTATACCTTTGACTTCGGAAATCTTGTTGCCATCTTCGTCTTCTTTCAACTTCAACTTCTTCATGGCCACTACGATACTGCTAGCATAGATGAAACCTTGACCTCCAGAAATCTTGTCATCTGGATCAAACATATCTTGTGATGCATATGTGTGGTTAGTGGCAACTAATCCGACATTGTAGCTGCCAAACATGTTTACACAGTTACGTACCAGTGCTGTCAATGCTTTAGGCTTACGACCCATGTCACCTTTTAGATCCCCGGCTTCAAACTGATTGACATCAGTGGGGGTCAGTAACATTCCGAGGCTATCCAACACAAACAATACCTTAGGACGATCTTCGACAGCCATAGCTTTGTATTCTTTCATAAACTCGTTGACAGTTTTTGCTACATCATCGATCATCGCCATATTCAATTTAAGAAGTTTTTCTTCTGACGTGTCTACCCCTAATGCTTCTAACCATGCTTGATCTAAGGCATTTTCTGAATCGACGAGCACAACATAGATGCCTTGCTCTTGTGCATGTTTAATCATATTACCAGAACAGATGTATGATTTTCCAGCGCCTGATTCACCAGCGAACACTGTGACTTTACCCAAGGGAACGCCTTTATGAAAATCACCGCTGATGAGATAGTTAAGTGCATAATTACCCGTAGAAATCCAATCTGTCGGATCATTAAAGCCAACACCTAGTCCGTCAATAGACTTGGTAATTGACTTTCTAAATTTAGAAATGTCAAATGCTTTTGCCATACTGTTATCCTATGTAAGAAAGAGGGTGCTGAGCACCCTCTATATGTTTAGCCGTTATTTTGTCTAGCGCGAATTTTCGCGAGTATATCTTGAGCACGGCTAGAATTGTTCGAAGAACCTGTGTCTTTGACTGGCTCTTGCTTGTCTTCCGACTTCGGAGCACTCTGCACAGCTGGTTCGTCGTCTTCTTCTACGGTACTGGTAGGAACACTCTTCGCTACTGGATCACCAGTGGCTGCGCTCATACCTGCGGGTTTGAAATACTGTCCCCAGCGTTCCATGTCATAGGCTTCGCCATCAACTGATGCTTCAAACATCTCTTTCATTACCTTGAGCTCAACGTCAGTGGGCTTCTTGGGCAAGAAACTGCTCAAGTCAAACAGGCCAAACTGATCGATGGCAGCTTTTTCTTGATCAGTCAATGATCTTTCTCTACGGCTCCACTTGGAAGTAGAGTAGTCAGCGAATCCACCTTTGCTGGTTTTAGCGATACGGAAATCAACACCACGCAAGAAGTCTGTTGGCAGTTCTTCCAACTCTGGATCCATCAATGCTGAACGGATGATCTGATAGATCTGAGGACCAATGATGAATCTACGGATCGGATTGTCCGGGGTGCTGTCTTCTTTGATAGGATCTTCAACTACAAAACCTTGGAAGATGTATGAGCGCTTCTTCCAGTACTTACGACCCATTTCTTCAAGGCTCTTGTCCTTGAACCAACCACGAACTTCTGAAAGGATCGGGCATGTCGTACCGTCGTTGTACATTTCCACACAGGGAACTTGTACTTGTACTGCACGGCTGTCAGTTTCGCCTTTGACACCAGCGAACGGCAATTTGATCATCGCACGTTCTACCCAAAAGAACGTATTGTTTTGATTGCCATCAGGAAGGAAACGAATTACGGCTTCTTTACCTTCTTGCATGTTCCAATGGGGGTAAATTGCGTTGTCTCCGCCGCCTGTAGAGTTGCCGGATGTTTTGTTTTGTGCTTCTTGAAGTTTAGCACGGATCTCTGCTAGAGTTGCCATTTTAAATTGCCTCCTTTGTAATTTGCCTTAAAATGTATGCCTTGCGCATAAGTGTATTATGCGTGTTTTATTTAGCAAGGTCAAGAGAATTAATAGAAATTTTAGCCAAAAGAAAAGGCTCCGAAGAGCCTTTCTTTATAATTTAATAACCTAGACCCTGTGCTATGCCTGATAGTCTGCGGATATCTTCCAATTCTGGAGCGACGCTTTCGCCTTTTGACTTACTG